CATTAGGTACAGGTGTTAAAGAAGTATACAAAGCAGGCGAAGAAATGATGGACCAGAGTGCTTATCAAACAGTTCCTTATACTGATGAGATAAGAACACTACAGTTTGAAGCAGACGGTTCAACAGCATCGTATATATTAGACTGGGCTACAACTAATATTAACGAATTTGAGGTATTTGTTGCAGGTAGAAGACTAAGAAAAAATGCAATACAAGTATTTGATACTACTATTGATCAAGATAGTCCAGAAGCAGATATTACAGTAGATGCAGAATTTACGCTAAGTAGTAATACAGTAACATTGAATACTGTTCCGGTAGCAGGAACTAAAGTGTTTATAATAAGGAAAATAGGAAAAATATGGCAAAGTTCAGGAGAATCACTAAGAGTTGCAGAAAATCCAATTGCAGAGTTCTTGAGAGATCAAACAATTGACTTACCAAAATAAATACAGTATAGGTGGATAATATGACAGACAAATTTAAAGACATGAATGGTGTACTTTTACAAGGACACATTAAAATTACAGACCCAGGATCGGGAGAAGTTCTTATTGATAAAAGGAACGCTATCCACTACGAGAACATGAGTATTGCACTTGCTGAAAGTTTAGCTTCAGTAGGGCAAGGGCCAATTTACAAAATGGCATTTGGTAACGGTGGAACATCAGTTGATCCAACAGGAATTATTACCTATCTAACTCCTAACTCAACAGGCTCAAATGCAAGTTTATATAATCAAACATTTGAAAAAATTGTTGCTGTAGATCCTAATAATACTGATCCTGTAAGAAACAAAATTGAAACAAGACACGTAAGTGGTACAAACTATACTGATATACTTGTAAGTTGTTTATTAGATTACGGTGAGCCCAGCGGGCAAGACGCTTTTGATACAGCATCAGATACAGAAAGTTTATTTGTTTTTGACGAATTAGGACTAGTAAGTTCAGCACAAGGAACTGGCCTAGGAAAACTTTTAACACATGTTATTTTCCACCCAGTACAAAAGAGTTTAAACAGACTTATACAGATTGATTATACAGTAAGGGTCCAAAGTTTAACCGGATTTAATGAGGCGTAGACATGGCATATAATATTAGATATTCAGATCAGGTTAATAAGGGTGTAATTGTAATTGAGGACAATACACTTAACGCAGAAACTAGTTTAAGTTTACCAGGAAGAAATACAACAGCGTATGGACAAGCAATTTCGGAAAACTTTTTACATCTATTAGAGAATTTTGCACATACAATATCTCCAACTAATCCTACAGAAGGACAACTTTGGTATGATACAACACCAGGAGTTGACCAGCTTAAATTATATGACGGTACTACTTGGGTAGCTGCAGGTGGCTTGAAGAAAGCTAATTTAGCACCCGAAGCATCTAACTCGGTCGTAGGTGATCTTTGGGTTGATACTGATAACCAACAGTTATATTTGTTTGCAGGGTCAAACTGGTTACTAGTAGGTCCTGAATTTGCAGAAGGATTAGCTACAGGTACTAAACCTGTAAAAGTTACTTCTACTACTGATGCTATATTTGATATTTTACAAGTTGAAATAGGCGGCAAAGTTGTTGCTATTATGTCAAAGGATACGTTTATACCAAAAACAGATATCGAAGGTTTTGATATTATTAAGCCAGGTTATAATTTATCTACAGAAGATATTACAGGCGACGGTATTCCTAAATATTTAGGAACAGCAGAAAAAGCAGAAAATTTAGTAATTGATGGTACTGTAGTTCCGTCCACAGACTTTATGAGAAAGAGTGCAATTAATATTGCAGAGCAAGAACTTAATATTAAAAATGATGGAGGAATAAGTGTTGGGCTTAGTAATTCGTTAAGATTAAGAATTACCGGTCAAGCAGGCGTTATTAGTCATGATATTAGCGGATCAAGTATTGATTTTAAAACTAATAATGCGGGTGTAACAGCAACTCCATTAAGGATTAATAGTAATACTAATATTGGTATAAACAATTTAAACCCTGAAAAGTCATTAGATGTCGGCGGCGACATACAGACTGACTCGAGCGTAATTATTAACGGATTAACTGATAGTACATCAGTAAGTACAGGATCATTAATTTTAGCAGGTGGTGCAGCTGTAGCAAAGAACTTAACAGTAGGTGCCGGTATTAGTGTACTAGGTAACTCGTCATTGAATGACATTCTTCCTCAGGATAATAATTTAAGATCAATAGGTAGTACAACAAATAAATGGAAAGCAATGTATGCTACTGAGTTTGTAGGTTCTTTAAACGGAAACGTACAAGGTAGTGTTAGTGGTAGAGCAGGTAGTGCTGATAAACTATCATCGCCAAGTGTATTTAGAATGACAGGTGACGTTGAAAGTTTACTCGATATTGACTTTGACGGTCAACAAGGTACAGTTACTTTCCAAACACAAGTTACAAACGAATTTATATCTGCTAAAACTATTAAAGATAATTCACAAACAGACGATGAATTTTTAGTTAACAGAGTTAGTGGCGAAATTGGTATTTACAAAGTAAGAAGATCAACAATATTTGATCAAATTACAGGATTAACACCAGTGGGCACTATTGCTCCGTATGCAGGTGCTACAGCACCTGATGGGTGGCTACTATGTCATGGACAAAACGAACTAACTTCAGCATACGAAAAACTATCTCAAGTCATTGGTAACACATACGATAATAATTCTCCAACAGGCTACTTTTCAATACCTGATTTAAGAGGAAGATTACCGTTAGGTGCAGATAACATGGGCAGCACAGCAGCAAATATTGTTCCGTCAGCAGATACATTGGGTGCTAAAAGTGGTACTGAAACTACAACTATTACAGTTGATAATTTACCTGATCACAAACATGAACTTAAAGATGATGGAGCAACACCGCAACAGTATTATGTTATTAATCCTGATTCAACTACAACAGGTGATAGTGATGCTATTATTGATACAAACTTAGTAGGAACAGCAAACGGATTAAAATATCCAAGAACAGGTGGCATGGAAACTGGCGGTACAGGAGATGCTGTAAGTTTAATGAACCCATACTTAACAGTTAATTATATTATATACACAGGAGTTGGGGGCTAATGAGTTATAAACTAAACAAAACAGACGGATCGTTACTAGTAGAACTAGTTGACGGACAGATTGATACAACATCATCAGACATTACACTAATTGGAAGAAACTATACAGGTTTTGGCGAAGTTATAAACGAAAACTTTATTAAACTTTTAGAAAACTTTAGCGGTACAGCAACTCCAGGAACACCAATTACTGGTCAACTTTGGTTTGATTCTAGTGAAAATAGATTAAAAGTGTATGACGGAACAACGTTTAAAGCAAACGGTCCAATTATTAGTGCAACACAACCACAAATGGTGGCAGGTGACATTTGGATAAACAATGATGACAACCAGTTATACTTCTTTGACGGAAGCGACATAGTACTAGTAGGACCTCCATATACTTCATCTCAAGGTAAAAGTGGATTTGAAACATTAAGAATTGTTGATACAAGAAGTTTGAATTACACAGTTATTAAATGGTCAGTTGGTAATGCAGCATTTGCTTATATTAGTAATGACACATTTACACCAAGACCCGATGACGTTGATTTATTACCAGGATTAACAGGTGATGTATTAAAGGGTATTAATATTGTTGATAAAGATAATTTTAGAATCGGAGGTGTTGCTGATTCAGCAACAAGTTTAATTACTTCAGAAACTGATCCAAATACAGGACTACTAAGAAGAAAAACAGCATCTCAGTTTTTACCATCTGATGCAGAAGGCACAACTACTGGTATTTTGAATATTCAAACTAAGGGCGGATTAACAATTGGTGACACAGGACAAGCAGGATTAAATGTTTCTGGAACATTCCTTAACTTATCCAGTAATCTTGTTAATCAAGGATTTAGACTAGTTGCATCAAACGTTGTTGGACAATTTGATCCAATACGTGTTGACGCTGTTAACAGATATATGGGAATTAACGTAACTGTTGACGAACCAACAGCTACATTAGACGTATTTGGTGATATAAGAGTTAGAGGCGATATTACTATTGAAGGTAGTAATACTACTTTAGAAACAGCAACATTAACAGTTGATGATTATAATATCGAACTTGGACATGCAGATACAATTATAACTTTATCAGGACAAGTTAATAGCTCATTTGCTGACACACTTGCGGTAGGTGACCAAGTAACACAAAGTCATACAGGTAATACTATATTAGCAACAGGTACATTTAAAGAATATCAGGTTGATATTGTTAACAACTCATTCAAATTGGTTATTGAACCAATAAACAATAGCTTTCTTGTTGGAAATGATGAAATAACAATAGTCGGTAAAGGTGATTTACAAACAAGTGGCGGTGTAAACATTACAGCAACAAATATAATACAGCGTTCAGATGCAACTGCAACTGGTGCAGGTGTTACAATTAAAGGCGCACCTAGTAGTACTAATGCAAATGACAAAACTATCAAATGGATTAATGACTTAACTAATGGTCCATTCTTTGAATTGAATGATAGTGTTAATATTCCTACAGGCGAAACATATAAAATTAATGGGCATGATGTAATATCGTCAGGCGCACTTGGTACAGATATTACAACAGCATCAGGATTAGCAAATGTTGGTATTTTAGATACTGTAAGAGTAAGACAAAGTAGTACAATACCGGGCCCAGGACTAACAATTACATATAACGAAGGAACAACCCCAGCAACGCCAACAATTACTACATTTAATGCAGGCTTAAAGATTGTAAGTCAGTCAGCAGTTGACTTTAATGCTACTAAAATTAAAAATGTTGGTACGCCGTTAAGTGCTAGACACGTTGTAGATAATCCTAGTGATACTGAAGATACAAATGATCATGTAGTAACTAAAGGATATGTAGATACAGAATTAGCATTTTCACCAGTAATGATGCAAATTGATATTACTGGCTTACCAACAGCAAATTATTCAAGTATTGATGAGGAATTACAGTCAATGCTTAATTTTTATCAAGACCCAACAGCAAAGACACTTAATAGTGTAGCAAACATTATTACTACACAGTATGGTGGTGCAGTTACAGGTATTGACGTTGCAGGATCTGCAACAAAAGAAACTATATCAGTTGATTTTACTGGTATTGGAGGAGCAGATGGAGGGCAAAATCCGCAAGCTCTATTAGAAGATATTAACTTTAACAGTGCAACGGGTACAGTATCATTGTCAGTAACACGTAAGAAGCAAGTTTGGAAAGTAACTGACCCTGGTAGTGGTAAAGTATGGACCAAACAGTCAGAGACTAATTGGTCCTAATACTGATAAATACATATACCGCACATAGGGAATGAAAAATAATGGCATATACTATTGAAAAAACAAATAATACTATTCTAACAATAATAGAAGACGGTACTATTGATAATACTACTGATTTAAAACTAGTCGGTAAGAACTATTCAGGGTACGGTGAATTGCAAAATGAAAATTTTGTATCATTGTTAGAAAACTTTGCTTCGGCAAACCAACCTCCAAGACCTATTGCTGGTCAACTTTGGTTTGATACAGACGACGAAGGCGTTGGAAGACTTAAAGTATATGACGGTAATGCAAATAAGTTTTTCAATCCTTTAGCAAATTTAAGAGTTGGGGTTTTGCCAAGCACTCCATCAGCATCAAATGTAATCAAAGGTGATTTATGGTTTGATGATGTACAACAACAGTTACACGTATATAACGGTTCTGCGTTTGTATTAGTTGGACCAAAGCAAGCAAGTGCTAACCAAACAGAATGGGTAGAAACACTAGTTTATGATAACTTATTATCGCCTAGTGACACTACAGCAGAATTAAAATTACCGCATGAACACTATGTTTTAAAAGGTATAGTTGATAATAAAACAATGTTTGTTGCATCAAAAGATGCATTTACATTAGACACTGGAAGTTCTATACAGGGCTTTAGTTACATACACCAAGGTATTACATTAGTTGACTCGGATGATGCAACAGGTGTACAAAGTGGAGTAGAAAGATTTCACGGTACAGCATCTAACACAGATAGATTAGGTGGCACTGATGCAGTAGAATTTATACAACGTGCAACAGCAGTATTTACTGACAGAGTTGACATTGCAGACGCAGATGGTTTACGAATTGGTAGTTCAAACGAATTTAGACTTAATACATCAAGCGGAAATGCACTAATTACTCATGCTACAAACGGCGGTCTAATTAAATTAATAGCATACGATGGCACTGGCACTATACAAACTCCACTTATTATTGACCCTTCAAGCGGACCTGCAAGTATTAGACCAGATGGTGATGGCATTTACAATTTAGGTACTTCCGGAAATAGATGGAATACTGTACATGCTGTAAACTTTACAGGTACTAGTCAAAAATCAGATTTATTAAAAGTAGGTGTAGAATATAGAAGTGCATCAACAGCGGCTACAGCAAACACAATTTCAGCAAGAGATGCAAGCGGCGATTTATATGCAAACTACTTTCAAGGTATAGCTACAAACGCAGATTTAGCTGTTAACGCAACAAACATTGCGGTAGACGGAACAAGCTATGCAACAGGCTCTGCAAGTGCTACAGCAAGCTCTGTAGCGGTTAGAGACGCCAGTGGTAACCTAACAGCAAATCAATTTAATGGCATTGCTACTCGATCAGCTACTATGCAAGTTGGCGTTGAAAATAGATCAGCGGCAGTTATACCAACTGCTGATACTGTAGCAGTTAGAGATGCAACAGGATCTTTAAACGCAGCAACATTTTTTGGTGCATTAGACGGTACAGCCGATAATGCTACTAAGTGGACAAATGATTTAACACTTAACTTTACAGGTGATGTAACAGGTAGCGGAGTATTTAATGGTGACGAAGGATCATTAGATATTGCACTAACAACATCAGGAGATTCTGTAACACTAGGAACAGATACAACAGGCAATTACATAGAAAGAGTAATACGTGATACTGGAGAAACATATATAAATGTTAGTGTTAACGATAGTTTAAATCCAAGCAGTTACCCAGCATCAGCTGAAGGTGTAACTATTAAAGTAGGATTAAATGCAACAACAACAAATACAGCAAATAATGTAGTTGCTAGAGATGCAAGTGGCGATTTTGCTGCAGGCACAGTTACAGCAACTAAATTTGTTGGCCAAGTTAATGAATCAGGAACAGCAAGTGACGGTTACTTTGATAACTTAACTGTAGGAACACTTACATCTACTTCACTTAACTTAGCAGGAGCAACAGGTACACTAGCAATAACTGAAGGTGGTACTGGTTCTGGAACAGCCGCTGGTGCAAGAACTAACTTAGATGTTTATGCTAAATCAGAAACATATACACAAGCACAAGTTGATAGTGCTATTTCATCAGGTGTGGGAGGTGTAAGTACATCTTCAATATCTAATGGTACTAGTAGTGTAGCAATACCTGGTGCAGGCGGCGACATTACTGTATCAAGAGCAGGCGCAACCCATGCATCATTTACAGCAAGTGGACTTGAATTAAGCGTAGGTACTTTTGTAGGTGACTTAACTGGTAATGCTGTAACCGCAAACTATGCTGACTTGGCAGAGAAATATACAACTAACGAAAAACACCCAACAGGTACAGTAATGGCAATTGGCGCACAGTCAAGTTTTGAATCAGAAAGAGCTGCATTTGGAGCAATACCAGTAGGTGTTATATCTGCAAAACCAGCGTTCTTAATGAATGCAGAAGCAGACGGACAACCACTAGCACTTAAAGGACGAGTTCCAGTGCTTGTAACGGGCTCTGTGAGCAAAGGACAAGCGGTTTACGTGCATGATAACGGAATTGCTAGTACACACTTTAACGGACAACAAATAGTAGGCGTAGCGTTAGAATCAAACGAAGAAGAAGGCACTAAACTAGTTGAATGTATACTAAAATTGTAATACACTAATAAATTAAAGCCAAAAAAAAAGCACCATTAAGGTGCTTTTTTTATGAGTTTGTATTAACTATTAATGTAAGTCTTCCCAAGCAGAGCCTGTGTATACTTGTAATTTTGTCTCTGTAGTATTAAACACAACCATACCAGCCGCTGGTGTTAGTGCATTTCGCACACCGGTTGTCATACTAGCAAATTTAACAGCAGTACCAAAGTCTGCAACCGTACTATCAACAGTCATATAGTTATTAAAGTTTGCAGCATTTTCAAAGTCGCCTGCTTGATCAAGATCACCAGTAAATTCAGCAACTCTTAGACTTGCTGATACTCCGCTATATGCTAGTAAGTTATTATCTCCAAACCCTAAATGTCCGGCATTTGTAGTTAAAGTTTTTGATATGTCTAATTCACCAGTTAACGTAATTATTCCACCGTCGACGTCTGTAATTTGAATAGCTCTAACTTCTAGTGTATCTGTGGAAACCTTACCAGTTCCAGTATCATAAGACGGAATAATTGCTACTGATTTGCCATTAGGACCAAATGTATTTTGACTACCAACTCTTAATTCTTGATCAATTGTTACATCAGATGATGTTCGTAAAGAAGGAGTTATAACAATAGCTGACGAGTCAGCACTGTCAATTAAGTTAGTAAACACATTACCTGTAAATGTTCCTGTATGGTCACCAGCTGCATCACCTGTAATGTTTCCAACAAATGCTGTTGCTGATAGTGTGCCGTTTGAACTGTTGTATGTTAATACACTGTCTGTCTTTCCGCCTACGTTTCCTGTTGCCGCTGTAGCAAAAACTGGGAAGCATGTAGTATCTGTGCCTTCATCTGCTACTGTAAACGTTGTTGCTATTGCCGCTGTACCTGTTGTATCTTGATCCCAGGTTGGCGCTGTGCCTGTTAAGCCTGAGTATGCTACGTTAGTAGCTGTAGCAGCATTACCTGTTATGCTAAATGAAGGAGTTGCTGTATGTGTTACTTCGCCTGTCGTAGCATCGTACATCACTGCGGTTGTACCAACTGCATTACGTACTGGTGTAATTATTAGACTACTTGCTCCAGTGTTGTATACTTCTGCACCAGTTGCGTTTATTACAATCGAGTTTGCGGCTTGGTTTGCATAACCTGCTTTTTCACCAATTGCTATTGCATTTGCGCCTTGACCTGTACTACCTGCTTCATACCCAATTGCTACTGCGCTTGCGCCTTGGACTTGGACACCGGCACTTCTACCAACTGCTACTGCGTTAGCGCCTTGAGTAGTTTGACCTGCAAGATTACCAACTGCTACTGAGTATTCGCCTTGCGTTATGTTGCCTGCACTATCACCAACTGCTACTGCTTTTGTACTTTGATTTGTAAGACCCGCTGATGTACCAATTGCTACTGCAAATCCATTTTGTCCAGTTAAACCTGCACTATTACCAATTGCAACGTTAGTTGAACTTACTGTTAAACTTGCTGTATCTACTGCGCCAACAATCTTACTGTTAACTCCGTCTACAAGTACTGTTGAATCATCTCCAAACACACTACCTTCAACGTCACCGTCAAGTCTTACTGCGTGTATGTTATTCCATTTTAATGTAGTTGAACCTAAATCGTATGTAGCGTCCGCATTCGGAGTTATACCGCTGTCTACTTTAGCTGAAATAGTAAGTGTATCATCTGCAGCATCACCAATATCAATATTGCCGCCTGCTGTAATGTTTCCTGATGCTGTAATATCACCGGTAATATTAATATTTCCAGTTCCATCAATATTGTTGCCGCCTAGTGTTAAATTTCCACTTAGCGAAACAGCACCTAATTCGGATAATGTTTTTGGCCCAACTTCAATACCGCCAGCGGTACTATTGTCGCCTATATATAATTTATCGGTATCTGTAATATAGACCAGCTCACCTTCGGCGAATACAACACCTGTGCGTTCTGACTCAATACCTCGTCTGATCTGTAAAGCCATTCTTTAACTCCTAGTAATAATAGTTTCTACTAGTATTTATGCCTTTAACACAGAAACAATTACTTTCCAAGTTTAAGGAATCGACGGGTACGTTTGGTAATATCTTTCTTAACTCGGTCGGTGTCTAGTCGAAAGTCTACATTTTGTATTTGATCTTCATATTCATCAAATAGTTCATCTAGACTATCTTGTACGCTAGTGACTTCTTTATTTTTAGGACTATTAAGATCAATATCCCACACTTTACCGTCTTTAAACGTAACTCTGATAGAATGTAGATACTCTAATGGTACTACATTCATATCAATTTCGTCAAAAACTTCTGGCCAATGAGTTATTACTTCGGGAGGTAGTTTTTTGTTTTTAGGTTTTTTTGGCACTAGATTTGGTCTTCCTTTTCGTAGGGACCAACTCCTCTGCCTGTTCTCTCAAACTCTTTGCTTCTTTATATAGAGCATCTGCCTGTGAACGGTACTGAGCAGCTAGTGTAGCATCATCTAACACTTTCTCATCTGTATTTGCTGTTGGCATTGCTTCACTTGTTGCTGGCGCAACAGGTTGACCACTTGTACCACTAACAGCTAAATCTTCGACTGTAATTCCTTTTTGCTCAGCAATTAGTTTGTTAAGTTCACTTAACTTCACTGAGCTTTTATTATCAGGAGTCATTTCAATTTCATCAGTTTTCATTTTGTATAATTTTCCATACTTATGAAAACCTTTTAACATATTCATGCCATCCGGTAATGTTACTCTGTTCATTGCGTCTGCTAATTCTTCTGCATTTTGACCTGCATTTGATTCAATCAATGTCATTAATGAATCATGTTCTGCAGCATCTAATGACTCTGTAGGTACTACTAAGCAATTGTCTGCTTCGCCAGGTAACACTCTAAATGCTACCGCAACTTTTTTTCTGCTACCTACATGTCTTCCAATATGCTTTAATGGTTGTGCCATATTATTCTCCTGCGGGAGCTTCTGCTGGTGCCGCTGTTTCTTCTCCACCTTCTGGTTGTACTTGCGATGCTTGTACAGCAAGCAGGAAGTTTTCTAACTTAGTGTATGTTTGACCCACTGTAGTCATTTCATTTGGTTTAAATGCGCCACGTTGACTAGCAACGTCAATAATAGCTTTTAATCCATTTAAGTCTTGAACAGTAAGATCAGGTGCTGGTGCTGCCGGTGCTTCTGTTTCGTTTACTTTAGTTTCTTCTGACATAATTATCTCCTTAATAATAGTAGTATTTAACTGTCGTTGGTTATTTATATTTTAAAAGTGGACAAGCTAACATAAAGTATGCAAGTTCTTTTCCGTCTTCAAAGCCAATATTTATCATGCTGTTTATCTGATTCTGGTCGTCTACCTTTAAAACTTTTCCTACGTGAAACCTTCCTTTAAGATGTTTCCGTATCCATTTATTTAACGCTTCTTCAACATTATAAGTGTAAGGAATGGCTATAGATTCAAAATGATGAGGTTTAACTTTAGTTTGCCGAATCCTAAATACATTTAACGGATTTGGTTCTTTGAGTTTAACCATTATGCGGCATCCTCATAGTGAGTAGTTATGCCAAATGGTGCCTGTAATTTTCTATCAAAGTTAGAGTGAATAACAAATACTGTTTCACAGTAATCTTCGTCACCCCAACTACCCCAAGGATAACCATCTGTAAACATAATAAACTTTTTAGGTTGAATATTGTGTTCTTTCATGTATTCCCAGTTACAGTCAAACTCAGTACCACCGCCACCGATAATTTCATATTCTTCTAATCGTTCACCACCGTCTGCACTAAATTCTGCTTCATTATAAACGGCTGTATCGAAACACCATAACTTAATATTATAGTCTTGATATTCGTCCATAATACCTTGCACTTCACCTAAAAAGTCTTCTGCTTGTTGATTGCCAATTGATCCTGACATATCAACAGCTACACATATATCAATAGTTTCATCAAAATTTTGTCCTGGAAGAATAGCATTCATATGCCAACCCTTACGTGATGGTCTCATAAATGTAAAATCATTCTTAATAGTACTTTGAATCTGTTGACGTAATATTTCACGCCAGTTCATTTTAGGCTCTGTAAGTTGGGAAATCATTCTTTCAATTTCTTTAGGTGTATTACCTGCACCAGATGATTGCGCCGCTGTCATCATATTCTCTTTAATTTCATCACGTATTTCACGTAATTCTTCTTTAGAATATTTTGGTTGCGATTTACTTACGTTACCATTATTGCCGCTACCACCTTCTTCTTCACCGTTGCCTTCCCAGTCCAAATGTTCGTCTAATAATTCTCCAAGCTCTTTAAGAAATTCTTCACCGTTCTGTTTAGCTTGTTCGAATATGTCATCATAAACTTCTTCTGATGCCCAACCGTCGTATTTAAAGTCTTGATAACAATCAACTAGTTTAGGCTTATCGCCAATACGATCTCTAACAAGAATATTATTTACAATGTAGTCTGCTGCAATATTAAAGATCATTGGATCTCTATCGTCTCTACGAGTTAAGTGATCAAATACACAATGTAGAATTTCGTGTGCAATAACAAATTCAATTTCTTGATTTGACATTGCATTAAAAAACTGAGTGTTAAAAAATAAGTTTCTACCGTCTACTGCGGCAGTAGGTAACCAATCGTCTGCGGCTTTAATGCGTAAGCGTGTAGCCATGTTACCAAAGAAAGGATGACGTAATAAAAGCCCAATTCGTGCAACAATAATTCTATCCAGCACATCAACTCGCATTGCATCTAATGCTTCAGTTGTAATATCTGGGTCTGGTGTCCAAAGTTGTTTGCCCGCAACGCTCATATGCTATGTCCTCTCTGCATTGTTTATACTATAAGTATATAGTATTTTGACATAAAAGTCAAGAGTAATTGGACGTTTTTTGTACGGGAACGTCCAAACCCAACACACCTTAAGACCTTGTTTGAGCGGCCTTAATATACTTGCCGAAACGCTCGTAGAACTCATCAAAACACTCAATTTCATCTGGATCAATTGGTAATTCATATTGGGTCAACGCCAATTTCATACCCATTACTACCAGCTCGGTTTCGAAGTTGTCCATTGCAAAACGTAAAAAGTTATTAACTTTCGAATTAAACTTCTTATCGTTTTTGTCTGAGCTTTCTTTTAGTTCGTAGCAAAGTGAAACAGTGAGGGAATACATAGCACTGATTTCTTTCTGTTTCAACTCAGTTACCTGTCCATCTAAAATATCAGTTGGATTAGGCATAGTTGACGCTACTTTACGGTGTGCCATAAACTTAACAGCAAGACCTTCACCAATGGCACCTGATACAAGGTCTGTTGTGGTTTCTGCATCTAAGCCATCATCTAACAGCTCTGATACAAATGTCCACGAACGGGGAGTTGCAAAAGAACGACTAGGACTTTTTGGATCAAAGTCATATAAGTCTTTCTTTGCAAACTGTAAGTAACCAGCAACATCTGCATGTATATTGTTTACTACAGCCCACTGGAACCAATCGTCAAATGACACAGTAAGTTCTAAGTGAACAAAACGGTTTGCCAACGGTGCTGGCATTCTGTATGTAACACCTTTGTCTGCATCACGATTACCTGCCGCAACAATTAAAACATTGTCCGGAAGTTTGTAAGTGCCAATCTTGCGATTAAGAATAAGTTGATATGCAGCCGCCTGTACAGCAGGAGCCGCAGAATTCATTTCGTCTAAGAAAAGAATAATATATTTGTGTTTTTTTGCAAATTCTTCTGTAGGAAGTTCTGCTGGCGGAGCCCAAACCATTGTACCTGCATTTGAATCAAAGTACGGAATACCTTTAATATCTGTTGGTTCCCATAGTGATAAACGAATGTCTGTAACATGGGCTTCTAACGATTCACCAATTTGATGAACAATTTCAGATTTACCAATACCTGGGGGACCCCATAAAAACACTGGACGTTTCTTTTTCATTGCGTGAAAAAGACTGCCCTTTGCTCTGTTGGGTGTAATTTGTCGAATAGCTACGTTTTCCATTTTGTATTACCTCTCTAGTGTATTAAGTTATCAGTGCTAATTTCTAACTATGTATACTATTATACGATCTAATAGGACGGTTGTCAACCGTTAATGGAACTTTATTTGTCTTTTTTTTGTCTAGTTAATGCTTTGGATAGTCCGTACTTGCGTAGATCTCCTGAAAAGAGACCCAGTTCAACAGCCTTTCGTTCGCTTGTAACGAATATACTGCCTCTAGAAATATAGTAAGGACAGTCAATAAATTTGTCTAAGAAGATTATGATCTGTGTAGTAATAGGCATGTCAGCTGGATATGGTATTTCGTATGTTGCTAAATCAATTTGATTAACTATATCAAACCCAAGCTCAGTTAAACGCAATCCACCGGAAGTTTTCTCTCTTGTATTTTGCCACCAAAGAGGCATATACTCAGAAACAGCTGCATCGTTTACAGTTTTGTTAAGTTGTTTAAGAAAGACTTTAGTATATGTTTCTTTCCAGTTCATTCGTCTGTAACTATCTCGCCTGATGTTAACATAACAACAGTAAAATCATCACAGTTGAATAAACTGTTAAGTTTTTTGGATAAGTTTATTGCATGTCCTGGATTTGAAAAAGATACTTTCTTATATTTTGGTCCAGGGTAATTTGTAATAGCGTTTAGGCTTTTAAGATTAAATGGTTTAGTTTTATAAAACACAGCCCATATTGCTTCCGCATCTAAAATCTGTTCTGCACGATAAGTTTGTTTATCTACGTACTCTAAAAGTATTTTTGGTTTTGGTCTGCTCATATGCGTATCCTTAATTATGTACGCATATATTTATCTCTTTAAGACAGTAAACTACGCAGTTTACCTTTAACGTTTACTTCCAGTCGCTATTCCCGCCATCCATACTAACTTGTATAACTTCCTCGTTACCATTGCTGTATGACGCTATAAGACGCTCTAAATCGCCTTCTAAGCGTGACATAGTAATACCTAGAGTATATGCTAAAGCCTTTGCTTCAGCTATACTAAGTTTAATTTCTCTAGAATTACTACTGTCAGCAACCTTTACCTTTTGTATAAATTGCTGAATTGGAAAAGTGTTTAACGGCTCATTTTGCATTTTCAATACTCAATGCTTGTCTCATTTCAATATCTGTTTTGAATGGGCCTTTAAAGTTGTAACGTTCGATAGTAATTAGTTTTGGGCAAAAACTTTTAACCCAACCCTTGTCGAAGTGAATTATATAGTATCCTGCACAATACAAACTCTTACTTTTATTGCTCTTAGTAAACAACGGCAGTTTGTTTTTTACATCGTATAAACTGTTATATGGAGAACAACTAGTTGGAAAGTTATAAACTTCTTTAACTGGTACTTCCTTGTCTTCTATTACTTGTGTAATAGTATCTGTAAATACATCTTTACCAAATGTATTTTTTAAGGCACGTTCACTATCAAAATATTGTGTAGACGCTCCTGAACTAAAAAGATACTTGTCTTCCGTAAGTGATAGTGTACCTACTCGTTCACCGTCACTTTCAACAATCCAAAATTTATCTTTTAAAATGGTTTTTGCTTTCATCATTAATTCCTACTCCGGGTATCTTGCATTTAGTGGCTCTGCAAAATACTGTGCTTGATCTGCAATGCGCTGCATATCCCACTTAGCACAAAATTTCATTAAACGCATTCCAACTTGTTTAACATCTTTTGCTACTGCATGTTCGGCAATAGTTGTGTCAATAATCTCTCTAATATCTGTAGGTTGTGCTGTTAAGTCACATAGCACAACATTACGATTGTAGTCATCTAGTACACGATGTTCTACGCCTTCATGATCAGTCCAGCGTTGCAACATCATGTTATTCCAGTTAAAGCCTTTTGAAGTCTTATCGTCATATGCTTCAATAAGTCCTACTTTGTTCTTAGTGCCTTTCTTACGTACACCTGGGTATGCACTAAACACATTATCACTTGTGTCGCCACGCATACACTTCTCAAACAACATAAAGTCAGGCTGCGGTGCAGGCTTTACTTCTTTAGTCTTCTTATCAATTACACGATCACCTTTCTTATCAAAGTAACCTTCATGTGTTATAGTAATGTCTTGTATGCCATTGTATTGTTTACAGTTAGGTGCAATAAGTTGTGCAAAGTCACCGTCAGTACTAATAATAACATGATTATCATTAGGGTGTGCTTGTACCCAACCTGCAATAAGATCATCTGCTTCTAGTTGCGGATGACGCATAACAGTACAGTTAGTTTTAGTAGTTACAAAGTCTTTAAACTCGTCAAAGATTTCCCAGAAGACTTTATCTTCTTCACTCTCAGTAACAGTCATTTTATCACGAGCAACTTGTCTATTACGCTTGTAAGGTTCATAAAAGTCTTTACGCCATGAACGACCTTCTAAGCAAAATACAACATGATCTGCATCAAAGTCTTGCCATGCCTTTTTAACACCGCTCAATGTAATGTGTAATGCCATACCTACTTTAGTATCTAAATCACCACGTACTACGTGACGAGCTCTAAAGAACGTATTTGCTGTGTCTACTAATATATGAGTTGCCATATTATGAACACCCTGATATGCATAATGAGAAAATGTCGCCATTTTGTATTAATGCAACTAATAGTGTAATGCCTAAGATTTCTAACATAGTCTTGCCTTTTTGTAATTTATAGTACTATTATAGCACCAGATCTGGCTGTTGTCAAGCATTAAGATACTTCACTTTTACCTTTATCAATTGGCACAATATTAATATAGCCAGCACCTCGATCAGTGTCCATTCCTTCTTGCTCTAACATGCCATATACAATATCACGAAACCATCTATCTACAATCTCTTCTTCTGGATCGTTATCAACTCCGTAACCTGCTGTAATAAGATCTTTAATGAAGTACTTGTTCCAATCAAGTTCAAAAAACCCGTTTCGAATATTGTCTTGATTTACTTTCATGTCAAGTACATTTACCCACGGTTCTTTTCTGCGTGTTGCATATTCTTTAGGGTTTTTCTTTTTAAGAAGTTCGCTTTCTTCTTCTTTAAGACGTGCCGCTTCAACTTCAAGAGCTTTTTCTTTAGCTGTTACTCCTGTTAAGTCTTTTACTTTTTTATTTAACCATCCCATCATATACCTGCCTTTCGAACTCTTTGTTCTAAGTTATTATCAATTTCTGCGTTCATCGCTTTCTTGTGTTGTTCGTTATAGTAGTTATCAAGATCATTTGGACTAAGTCCCCCATGCATTGCCGAATAAGTCGATATGGAGTCTTGGGGTGAATCTCCACCCTTGCGCCATACATAGTTCCGCAACCTCTTTAACATTGAGGGAATATTCTTCGCTTCTTCCGCCCATCGGCATAAGATATACCGGACACTCGATCCCGGCGCTCCTATACTCAGCAACAGCTCTTTTAACTTCTTCGACGTCCACACTGTCAGCCACAACAAACTTAAGATAAAGTTCACTACCATGAACAGCGAAATACTCACTAGCAATATCAGGGTTAATAGCATCCTCCCAGCGTTCTCCGCTGACACTAAGTTTTGGGGAACAACTCCAAGTAACTTCAAATCGTTCTTGATTACTGATATAGTCTCTAAAGTCGTCTCGTAACTTTTGAGAAGTATTTGTTTCAAATGTAACATT